GGGGGCGGGGGTTTCTAACACAGTTTCGGTCATTCGGCCGCTTCTTCAAGCGCCGCCAAGCGGGCATCCTCAATCACCTGATCGGGCGGGTTGAACGGCCACACAACCTCAGACACACGACTGTACACCGATGGCAGATCCCTGAGAGCCTGCCTGTAAGTGCGCCATTCCTCAGCGGTGTGGTCACCCAAAGCAGCGTCCCCGACCTGTGTCCAGTCCGTGGAGCGCAACAGGCTGTCACGCTGGGAGCGGACCATCCTGAGGTCTAGGTCAGCGGCCTCAGCCTGTGCCTCCAGTTCTGCTTCTTCTTCTGGTGTGAGGTCGATGTAAACATTATCGACTACTTTTTGTCTTGGCATGATGCGCCTCCTAAGCGCCATTGATTCCGTAGAGAACGATGCTGGTGTATTGCTGAAACTGCGGTGACGACAGCGGCTTGACCCTGATCTGGTCGATTGCGTCAAGGCTGCCGAACAACCCAGCGGTCAGTCTCAAGTACCACTCGTCGTCGGTAGTGGAGTCGTTCGGCACGACCGACTTGACGAAACACTGTTTGAAGTTCGATGTGTTCGCGTAATGGGGAATCCACATGGTCGTAGTGGAAAACGTGTCAGCCAGAGCCGAATCAGACGCCATCATGGAAATGACATCACCCACCGCCGACGAATCTTCATTACTGCTAGTCACCGTGGCGGTGGATGCGTTCAGGTAGGTGTTGGAATACGGCGTGGAATCGCCGTTGAACCGAAACTCCAGATTGTTGTAATAAGCAACCTTGTCGTCACGGGCCGAGACTGTCAGGTACAGGTGGTCATAAGACGACGAGATGCTGGTGAATGTGATGCTGGCCTCAGCACCAGTCAGCGTTGTCTCGTCAATCACGTTCCAGCAGGCCATTACGAGGACTTCAATCCGTAGAGGGTGAACTCAGAACCACGCACAAGATTCCCGTTAGCGCCAAACACTTTCACCGCCGTGATCCTCTCCGTCTTATCCCACAACATGCTGCCCCACACCGCCCCCTGAGAGTAGGCAACAGTACCGCTTGTCGCCACAGCAGCCAAATACGAGAGCGTCGTGTTCTTCGTTGTTGAGGCGTAGTCCAGAATGTCGAAGATCAAACCCGCATAGTTGGCCGCATCCACAAAGTTCGTGGTCGGTGAATGGACTGTGTAAGAGTCCGTCGGCATAAGAGCACCTGCCGTAGTCCCTGTTCCGAACATCGAATGGCTGTTGTCACCTGCGGCGCTCGCTGCGGCTGTCGTGGTCAGGTAGACTTTGAGGTTGTCGGTCCCGTAACCCGTTCTGGTAGTCTTACAACTACACCGTAGTTGCAGATGCTCATACGTCGCAGGAATAGACGAGAACTCCACCGACGAAGCATCAGCCTCCAAATACGTTGTGGCAATAGCCTCGATTATCGCCATCAGGCCACCGTCACAGTCGCACTAGGAGGGGTCATCCTTGGCAGCACACCGAACAGGTCGAAACGGGACTCATCCAGAATGTCGCCAACGTCGGACTTGAACAGGATCGAAGTAAGGGGATCCTGAGACTTCCATGTACCGCCCGTTATCTGTACCTTGCCATCGCCATCATAATCCGACGCCGTGTTGACCATGAAGGACTTGTATTTGCCAGAGTTCACATCTAAGAAAGTTGTTATCATCGCCGAGAAAGCATTTGTCGTCGCAGAATCAGCAATCAACCCCGAGTAGGCGAGGCCATTTTCGTTCCAGTCTTGGGCGAGGTCGTCGGATCCGTCGCCGTACAAGGCTTGCATGTGGTAGTTGGCAGCAGTCGTATCCCCGTTGAGTTGCAGCAACGCTGTACGCATCGCATGGGCATATGCGCTTCGCCAATACAGGATCACGACGAGATCCATAAACTGGCCCCAATCCGTGGAACTCCCGTCATCAGGATTGGTGAACGTGACGGACGCCGTGTCCGCTCCAAGCGTCGTAGACGCCAAAGCGACCCATGCCTCACCGTCAGTGATAGCGCCCGTCGTGGCGTCGATATATGCGGGAAGGGCCATCAGGCGACCTCGTATCGGATAATCACAATGCCCGCACCGCCATCTGCGCCGGGGGTGTTGCCGCCGCCACCGCCACCGCTTGAGTTAGGAACACCACCGCTAGGACCAGTTGATCCTGCCCCGCCATCACCACCACCACCCGAGCCGCCGTTGCCTTTCGTGCTCCCGCCTGCTCCACCGCCACCGCCCGCATAGGTTCGAGTCGTTGCCGTGATCCCGTAACCAGTTGACCCTGCCCCGCCATTGCCGCCAGTAGCACTGGAAGCGTTCGCACCTACGGCTGAATGTCCTCCACCGCCACCGCCGCCCCAGTTCGCCGAGGGGGTGGCTTCGGTGCCTTCGCCGCCATCGTTGCCCTGTGACGGGGATGTTGAAGGCGTGTTACCAGCACCGCTGTTGTCGGTAGCGTCGTCACGCTGACCACCGCCACCACCTGAACCGCCATCGTTTCCGTACATGACATCAGTATTCTGACTGCCTCCACCGCCCCCAGCCGTAGAGGTGAAACCTAACGCAACAGAGTCGGAGCCATCGTCGCCCTTGTCTGCGTTACTAGTAGAGCCAGCACCACCCGCACCGACGGTCACCGTGTAAGTGCCAGCCGATACGGCGTATCCCGTGCCCGTTCGCATACCGCCAGCACCGCCCCCGCCTCCTGCACCGTTGTTGCCTCCACCGCCGCCGCCAGCGCCAGCGACGTTCAGCCAGTCCACATCAGCCGCACCAGAAGCCACCACAAACTTGCCCGACCCACGGAACGCATGAACCCGATACGTCGTCCCCGAATCGACGTACTGGGTGATGATCCCGCCCGTAGCGACAAGCGGAACAGCGCCGAACAGTCCGCCATTCGTCCAAGTGGACACAGCCGTAGACGCCCACGCTTTAGCGGTGTCACGCCGCCCCCGCCAGTTGGATATGGCGGTGGACGGGTTGGTGCGGTCCTGACGAAACATTTATCAGGCAGTTATGCGGTTGACGTAGCCAAACAACTGAATAGAAGAAGTGGTCGCAGCGAACGCTGCTATCACCAACGGGGAGGCGTTACCTTTGAGGATCAACCCCGGAATCACCAGCACCAAACCAGCCTCCGTAGCAATCGTTGACTCAATGATGTCGCCCGCTGACGCGCTACCCCACTCAATAGTAAGTTTGCGGTCAGACGAATCATAGTTCGCTGCGTAAATCCACACCTCGTCATACGTCGTAGCCGTTGACGATCCGGTATGAATCATTTTACCAGCCGTGGCATCGTCATCAACGAGGATGCCGCGACCATCTGTGCTACCAGATAGTACGATCTTTGAGTATGTTGCCATGTTTGTCTTTCCTTAGTTGAATACTGAGTTTGAGATAATACTGCTGGCGTTACCGTCACCATGCAAAGCAACGGTGCCCGTAGCGTCGGGAAACGTGATCGTCCTGTCCGCCGTAGCATCCGTAGCAGCAATAAATGTTTCGTATGCGTCAGCCGTGGAACCCTCATAGCAGATCCGTTGCGTACTGCCGTTCAAGTACACCTGATCGCTAAACGTGGCCTGTTCGGTAACCGCCAACGTGCCGCTGACAGTCGTAGCAGACCCCGACGCGGACAACGTGGGCGTACCCGTAGCCCAATCAACAACATCGTCAAAGTTTTCGTTGACCTCCGCTGCGACAATCGCCGTCCCAGCAGTGAACGAATACGTTTTGGCCAAAGCAGCCACTACCGCAACCTCCGCGTCCTGTACATTCCGATGATCGAAGTAACCCCCCACTTGCCCCGCAAGGAAACAGAGGGAGAAACCTTAAACCTTAAACTAATAGCCTGTGCTGTCCCAACTGTCGGCCACCGGGCAAACAGATAGCGGTCAGAAGTGCCCGCCGCCTGCCATTCGGACGTGTCCCACACGCCGTCACCAGACCCCGACGGGTCCGTATCCCATGTCGCCGGGGAATCCATCCCCGTAATATCCTTGTAATAAGCCGGACTCACCCACCCACTCAAGTCGTAGTCCTTGTAGATGTACATGTAGATTCGCAGATTGTTGTCCGCCAACAGCACTGTCCGGGTTTTCCCCCACCGTTTCGGGAATGTGGGACGGTTCCCGATAAACCAGCCAGTCTGGTAGTAGGAAACGATTTCGTCCGCTGAACCAGCCCCGTAGTCGTCCACGTCGGCGTTCTGATCCAACTTGGAGATCCTGTTGAACTCTGCAACATCGGTGATTACAGACGTAGCAGCGATCCCAAGGTGGGTGTCGCCGGTAGGCCGGTACGCCAGCAGAGAACGTGCGTTTATGTCGTGGCGCATCCACGCCCCTGTTTCCGTCAACGACGGGTCCCATACGAACACATTGCGGCGGTTGTTCTGGTTGGACCCGGAAACGTTGTCGTCGGACTGGTAGTCCACCGACACCCATAGCCGTTCATCAAACCACATGAGTGACGGGGCAGTACCCAATGTCAACGCAGGTTGCCCCACGTCATAGGTCATGGCTGGTTTGATTCGTTCAAACGCCCAAGCCAACGCATCATAGGACAGCAGATAGATGCCTTCCTCCGCGTACCAGAAGAAGATACCTGCCGTGGCTGCCACTGGTTGGCTGCCGTCCCGGCATCCCGCCGTGCGTGTAATGTTCCTGACCTCAAACGAGTCGCTGCTGAACCCGTAGATCGCGTAGATGCTGTTCTCCTTGAAGACCAGCAACCGGTCAGCGTCGGGAATAATGGCCGTTATGTGGTCGCCATCCTCTCCGATGTCGATGTCGATGTAGTCGGCGGCTGTCCAGTTCTCTGCGTCGTTGACCTTCGACCAGCGCACCCGGTTCTTGTGAGTGGTGCCTGACTCCAACGTGTAGGCGACCCAAATGTATTCGGCCCATGTGGTCGTATACCGGGCGTTGGGGAAATGTCCGTCAGATCCGTCAATGTCGGGTGTCGCCAAAGCGGTGGAACCATCAGCGCCACTCCACCGCACCACAGAATACGTGGTGTGCCCCGTGCTGGTCAGAAACTTCCCGTTGACAATGTACGTGTAACCGTTGAATGTGACCCCCCGTGGCGGCTGCGTCGTGTCGAACTGCACGTCAGTGCCGCCATACGACACGGTTCCATCAAAGTCCCCCGTCACGTCGTCGTTCCACAGCAACTTTGTTTCCGTGGCAGTAGCCACGGCAGCCAAGACCTGATTCTGCCCCTCTTCGTAGTGGCTTATCAGGTTTACGATGTCGTCGTCCAACGCCGTGCTATTGACCTTGGTCACAGCATCCCGGCGGCGCACCCCGCCACGCGGGTCCACGTCTACGTTCAACAACGCAGGGGATTCATTCTCCGCAATGTTGAACTGGTCGGCGCGCAGGTTCAAACCACCCTTGAAGTCCGACTTCTCGTCGTAACGGTAGGGCTGGTCGGTGGCCGAAACCTTCGGCGGAGACATCTGTAACGGCACTGGCTACTCCCAAGAATAGCGCAGACGGGCGGGCAGAGGGAAAATCTTCGTACCGTGCCCGTAGATTGTCCAACTCTGCGGTAAACAACGTAAAGTACTGGTTTGCCAGCCCCGGATCTTCCTGCTGCTGGTACGCCCGGTAAAGACCGTACAGTGACAGCACGTTGTCGAACGGGTCGGGCAAATCAGGTGTGTTGGCATCGGCAATAGCCGTACGGTAGACCGCCGTGTTCCCACCGAACTCCACGGCGTTGCGGTATCCGCGAACATAAACAGTGGTAGCAGACGACGGCGTGGGATACAGGCGCACCGTGTCATTCCAGAACGTCCAATACCACGGCTCACCCGTCGTGTTTGAATCCAATGGATAGATCACGTCAGCGTCGTCGTAGCCGATGAACTCCAACACGTGGTTGGCGGTCTTCAACGCCGCTATGTCCCGCATCCCTACATTCTTTGGCGCAGATGCCCCAGAGAACGTCACACCGTCATGTGTTACCGACAGGTTTGTTTCAACGTCGGACAACGAATAGTCCTTCGTGGACGCAACCGTGTCAAAGGTTGTAGTTGCCTCGTAGAACGGCCAACGCTTCTCCGAATAGACAATCGCATCGTATCCTTCACGGATAAACCAGTTCATTGTCGTATCGGCAATGTCGTTCGACGTAATATCAACCACACTGCGTATGTGGGTACGCATGTCGCTTAGTTGCATAACGCGGCCCTACGCCGTGTGAAAGACGCAGGAGTCGGTATCACCAACCGGATGCCCCTTGCAGGGGTCCCCGGCTTTCGTGGTGGCAACACACACAGAAGGTGTTGCCACGGGGACATCATAGGTGGGGGTGGGGTTCACACGATGTATACGACGGTCAGGCCCGACGGCGTGACCTTCGGGTTTCAGCGTCTTATGGTTTCCCGCAGGTTCATTTGCGGGGCGCTGGCCCTTCTTGTATGCGTATGCGAAACCCCGTGCCATGATGCCTCCCGTGGCAACGAACCATCTATCAGGTAGCCCCGAACAGATAACCCTGTCGTGCACGGTTACTGCACGTCAACTGTCCGTAACAAAGCAACTGTGAGAACACAGCATCCTGATTAGTGGGACGCACGAACGGTGTCGGCTTGAACCAGACATCGCTGTGAGCCACCAGTTGTAGGTATTTGGTGTTGAGGAACATCATCTCGCCACTGGTGCAAGCCCCGTCAAAGGTGACGGGTGCGCCCTTGAACAGCAGGTTCTGGAACCCGCCATCGGCCACATCGGTATCCGTGTACCGAATCTGATCATCCAGAAGGTCCTCGTACTTCTCGTACAAAGCCTGCGTGGTGATGATGATGGTCGGCTGATCGTTGCCGACCGAAACGTCGTTGTACAGGGTCGCCATGCCAGCGGTGGTAAGAGCACCACCTTGGTTTGTCTCAGTTGACGCCCAGAACGAGTTGCCCGCACCAGTCGGGTCAATCCCACCAAGGGAGGTATTTGGCTTTGTAACAATCAGGTCCAGACCGTTCCAGTCCTTGTTGCTGTTACCTGTGCCATCAGCCCAGAACATGGTGTTCATGTTCTCAATCACCGTTTCCTGCGTCTGGAAGATCTTGCCTTCCAGCAGGTCGATGATCGCGGCTTCGCCGTTGTTCTTGGCTTCCTCAATGCCGCTGATCGTAACCGTGGCCGCATACTGACCCCACGAATACTCAGCAGCAGAAATGCCTGTCTGAGCCGTCACGGAAATAGTGTCGGTTCCACTGTACGAACCAGCCGTACTGTTTGTCCCGTAAATAATCGGGACGACGATCTTCGCACCACCTGAAATACGCCGAATCGTCTGACCGTTCGTCAACGCATAAAACAATGGTCTTGCGCTGAAAATGTTGTCAGTCAACTTGGGGACGTAGTTCTTCAGGGTGGTAGACAGAATCTCGTCAAAACTGCTGTTACCAGCCATTATCTGTTACCTCTCTCTGTTGTCTATGAAGACAGGGAACGCTTGGCGTCCATAAACGCCTCTCGGATCGAAGAGGGCTGTCCCACCGGTGCCGACGAGGACCCCGCCTGCTTGGAACCAGAAGGCTCCACAACAGCGGCGTCCCGTTTCGCTTCGGTACGCTCCTGCTCCTGCTCCAACTTGTTGGCCTTTGTGGCAACCTCGTTGTAGCGCATATGTGTCAGCGCCGCCTCTAAGTTGCCTATCTTGTGCTTCAACGCGTGTTGGTACAGTTCAGTAGCGTCGAACTCCCCGTACGAACCCTTAAGGTGCTCTACCTGCTTCTCTACTTGTTGTCGTCGCTGCACCCGGTCCTGTTGCGCTAGGCGTGCCTCCAAGTTCGCTATCCGCTGCTCACTAGGGTCCGGCCCTTCATCCCACGGATCTAACTCCACCGTAGGTTGGGCGGCTGCCCTGTCAACACCGAAAGCATCACCCAGAGCCTCTAGTGTCCCCGCCGGATCTGCCTCCAACGACTGCACTATTGCCTCTGCCTGCTGTAACCGACTGCGTTCGGATGCCAACTCCTGCGTCTTACGGGTGTAATCCGACTGTCGCTGGTATCCGTCCCGAAGTTCGTCCAGACTGACCTGTTCCTCAGAGCCATCCACCTTCACGGTGTACTGCTCACCAACAGGTTCCTGTGGAACTTCAACTGAAGAATCCGGGTTGTCCGTCATAACGGTTCCCTCAACATCTTCTGCCATTATTCTATTGTCTCCTCGGAGTCCTAAGGGTTGCTCCTATGAATACGGGACAAGTGTCCCATTTGCTACAAGAACGGAAGGTCTACATCCATCTGTCCCTGAATCTGGGCCAGCAACTCGGGAGGAATGCCGCCACTGGGGGCGAACACACCTTCCGGTTGCGAACCGGGCGTTACGGGCATCCCCGGCGGCATCTGTGGCATACCGGGACCCGCGCCCTGACCTTGACCGGGGTCCTGACCATTCGGTGCCGGGACCTGCGGCTGCTGCTGCATCATAAACTTGTCCGGGTCCTTGATTCCAAACCCGTTGGTCAAAACATGTTTCGCCAACGCCGACGGGTCAATAACCGTACCCACCAACGGGGCCAACGCATTCAACAGGGACACAGCCTGCTGTTTGCGTATAGTGTCATTGATCGGCTGCGTGGAACCGGCCTCAACACTGAAATCGTACTCCCCCGTAACATCATCACGCGTGTACGGCACAAACAGGCTCGCCCCCCGGTTGGACACCTGCGCCATCTGCTCCCCCGTCATAAACTGTTGCATCAACTGGATGACCCGACGGGCAATCTGACCGATACCGATTTCCACGGTCGCCAACTTGTCAGCAGCCCTAGCGTTCCCGGCATCCGCAATAATCGACGCCTCCGTAGCAGTGCGCCTGATTTCAGGCATCTGACCACGCGCATACTCCGAAACACCCGAAACCGTGTTGATGTCGGCCTCCACGATCTCCGACATGTTGTACACCTCAGGAGACAACGGGGTTTGCGGCATCGGAACCACCGTTTCCGACAACGGCTTATTCTCGTCCACCACCGGCACCAACCGGCCATCCTCGTCCGATTCCAACGCCTCACGGCCCTCAGGGCCAAACGACCGCTCATGGTACAAATACTTGCGGGCGTACCGTTTGCGTGCATTCATCATCTGCGAACGGGTCTTGTCCAACTCCTGCTGTAGAGACTCCAACGCCTCCAAATCACCCATCGGGTAGAAATAGTCGGGAATGTCGTAGTTGCGCATCATCACAAACGGTTGACCATACGCATACGGCATCGGAGTCGGATCAATCAGAAACTGGTCGCCAGACTGTGGAGTCACACACAATGTGTTAGCAGCCACGTCGTAGTACTCAAAGACGACGCACCGCTCCTCGTTTATCAGGTACTCTTCCTGCTCCTGCCGCGATGTCACCGAATATGTCGGGGACACCATCGAATCCGCAGACAATGACCTTCTGGCCGACGCCTTGTAACGCCTGTCAGCCTTAGCCTCCTCCAACGGGCGGATAATGCGCTGAGCAATCCACTTGGCATCCTCCAAACAGGTTGCCTCAGGGTCCACAAACACGTCAAACGGGCTGATCCGCTCAACAAACGGCTGATCCTCCACAACCATCATCGCAGTCTGTGGAATGTTCGCAGCCATCTCATCATCAGTCGGCAAACCACCCGCCAACTCCGGTGCCTCCATGGCAAACTGGTCAGCCTCGTCCAAAGCCTCGTTGTACAGGTCTTCCCGCTCCGTTTCCCCCAGACGGCGCTCCTGCTCCAAAAACTTCCAACCAACCTTCACCCAACTATGGCCGAAAATCAGAAAATCCTTGACAGCGCGGCGAAACGGCTTACGGAAATCGTGGTGCTTCCACAAATGGTTGACCACAGCCTCAACGAAAGCCGCACGGTCCTGATCCTCCGGCTGGTTGGGAGTTACCACAATCTTGGGGTGGTTCACCGAAACAGACGGCGCTATCACATTGATCGTGCTAAAGGCCAGATTGACGGCAATCAAATCCTCGGAACTGACCGACGTTTGCGGCCAATGCTTACCACGGTACAAATCGGCCATACGACGCCACAGGCTGTCGTACCCCATTTCGTCACGCCAACGAGCGGACGCGTCTAACCGACGTTTGACAATCTCGTACTTGTCGGCCTTGGTTTTGCGAGCCATCAGAACGTCGCCTTATCTGGCAGACGTTCGATGCTTCGACCTTGGGCCAACGCCTCTTGCTGCGTCTTCCGCCCGCGCTCCTCGCGCGACAAGTGCTGCTCGTCTGGAGGCAACAGAGATCGGTAACCCCGCCCAGTTACGAACCCGATGCCAAGAAGCCTTCGACGGCGTTCCCATAGGTCATCTATCTCGGCGCAGGACAACGCCCCACGCCGCTCCACCACATAGTCGTGGAACTCCTCGTAGGACGCCTCCGGGTGGAGGATCGCCACAGTTACGGGCGCTTGGTATGTGGTGCAGCGTTATGGCCCTTCAGGTTTGGCTGCGGGCTGGCAGGCTCAATAGAACCCGTGGGACCATGCTGGTTGAACGGAGTGGTCCGCGGCGAGTTCTCACCGTAGCCACCAGTCTGGTTGTTCACCTTGGGTGAACCAAACCGCTGCTTGGGTGAACTGGGAGTCGCCGGTTCCCAAATCGGGTTGGCCGACACGGAGCCGCCACGCTCCATCTTGTTGTTCTGGCCCTTCGGGCCATCAATTGTTTCCGTACCACTGGTATGTGACACAAAGTTACGTACTGCCAAGGCAAAAACCTCCAATAGAGTCTCTAATAGGGAAGGCTAGACTGTCCCACGCACCGTTTTGGCCCCTATTTGCATCGGATTGGACACATCGGCATCTCGTATAACCATGCGGGCAAACCAGTCCACGGTCCAATAATCGTCCACTTTTGGCGCAAACTCGGGCATAAAAGCGTACTGGCGCATCTGATTGGCCAAAGCCAACGCCATAACACGGTCATCGTGCGGAGAACCACTCATAGAACCCCGCTCATTACGGGTATACGTGCGCAACTCCGCCAACGTGTACCTGTCGCGAAGCAGCAACTCGCCGCTCCGCAACGCCATCCCCAAATCGTCAATCAGCAACGGCTTCGTAGTGCGAGTCGTCTTCCACCCAAACTCCTGAGACACCTTGGAAGTCACCTGATTCAACGAACGCTTCCGAAACAGGTTCGGATGCCCCAAATGCCGCAACTGCACAATCGTCGTCAAACCATGATTGTTCGACTCAACACACGTCAGGGCATCATTGTACCACAAAGCGAGCATGTAAACCTCGTTGGCCAATGTGTCGGGGGGAATGTGTCCGTGCCACACAGCAACTTGCTCGCCCGTTCGCACGTCCAACACCTGCGCGCACGAATAGTCCCCGTGTGCAAGCCCCTCCGCCGTGTCAACCCCAATACAGTAGGGGTGTCCACCAACGGGTTCACGCCAAACTGTGAACATCTTTTCGCCATTCCACTACTCGGGTATATGGCTGCCATAAATAACCGCCCTGCCCCTCTTCAACATTTGTTTCCATGTCTTCCAGAACATCCAGATCAAATACCGGATTACCAGACTTGATAAACGCTTCCTCAGGCGTCGTCGGATACTCCTGAGCCAACTGCCACGACAGCATCGACTCCTTTTTCGACTCATACCAAGACTCGTCACGGTCCTCCGAAGCAGACCACGGAAAAAACATGGGTGCAAACCTGTTGGTCCCAGTCTGCGACCCAACCCACAACTCATGGAAAAAGTTCCCCGATCCGTTAGCGGTACTCAAACCAATAATGCGACCCCCCACATCCGCCACCGGCTCTATAGAAGCCCACGCCTCCTCAGGGTTCGGAAGGAACGCCCATTCGTCAACCACAACCAGCGAAGCCGACTCACCTCTAGCAGGATCGGATGCCGAAGGCATCGAAGTAATCTGGCTGCCATTGCTAAACGCCATCCTCTGCTGATGTTCAACCAGCGTCTGCGGGCCACGTTCCAGCATCCAATCCGGCATGTGTTGAAAACCATACTTGGACTTCCTCAACAACAGCACCGACTCGCGTTCGGTGCGCGACAGGTCAATAATGTTCTGATCCGGTTTGAAAAACGCCAACCAGAACTGGTGGGCAGCCACCAACGTGGTCCAACCGATCTGACGGGCCTTCAAAGTCAGGGAATACCGGTGCTCATCCCAATGCGTCAACGCATTCGACTGGGCAGCACGCAGGTCAAACAGGATACGGCCATGGGCCGGATGCGCTATATGCCAGTAGTTTCTCAAAAAGTGGCGCTCGTCGTCAACACAGCGCCGCCATTCGGCTTCCTGTTGAAGTTCAGTCAGACGAGTCATCTAGCAGACTGCACGGGCCGTGACGCAGCGTAACACCCTCCCAACACACGCAATTGTCGTGGTCGCAGAACGGGTCATACACTTCGTGGGCTTCCACGGCAAACGATGCCACCAACTCCCGTCGTTCACCCACCTCAACCCCCTACTGGTTTAGAATAAGGGGCAGCAGCGCCGCCCCGCCACGCAAGGCGGCACCACCACCAGCAGCAGCAGCACCGCCACCGGCAGCCATGCCACCCGACATCAACATCAACGCCATGCCAACCTTCTGCTCGGTTGACAGATTGTTGAACCAATCGACGGTCTGTCCCTGTGGTGCCCTGAACGCTGTCGGGTCAACAGGCAACTGTCCACTGGGAGCAAACTGGCTGGCAGCCCCAGACTCAGGGTTCTGGTTGCCGGGAATCGGAGGACCCTCAGGAATCGGCCGACCTCGTCGCCGACTCTCCGCCCGTTCGGCCTCACGCTGTTTGGCCTCTTTCAACTTCTGCCGCGCCTCCGCCAACTGCTCCTGCCAACCACCCATACCCGGAAACACTTCCTGTTGCGGGTTCACACGCTGCGAAGACGCCTGCATCGCCGCCTGCATCTCCCTGCGGGCGGCACCAT